TTAATACAGAGTCTGTTGGTGTTGCTAATAACGTATAGTCAGCCATCGTACCAGCAGAGCCACCGTTATGACAATAAGTCTTGTTTTCATCACTACGAACAACAATATCACCCTCTTGAGCAGTTAGTGCTAATTGGGCAGTTTCATCTACAGCAGTTTGAACCGTTGTCAAGGCAATAGCAGTTGATGTTATAACATTACTTCCATCAATATTAATACCAGTACCAGCCGTGTAAGTAGTATCATTATCAGCAACTATTTGCCAAGAACTCGTACCGTCACCATCTTCTCTTAGATACTTAACACCACCAGTTTCACCCGTAGATAAAATCACTGTACCCTCTGGCGTTCCAGATGCCATATTGGTTAAGTTACTACCATCAACCGCTGGCAATTTAGCAGTGCCATCTAATTGAACTAAATCATTTGCTGTTGTGCCAGTATTTAAATATGCTGAATCAATCTTATCTGTTGATGCGTATTCACCCAAAGCGGTTACATCAGTTCCAGTATATACCGCCTTAACTGGTATCTTATTTGCCATCTTAAACTCCTATATTATCTTGCGTGCCATCTGCCTTATAAAAGGGAAATGAGCCACTTGTTACTGCTATTGTGTCTGACGAACCATCTGCTACATAAAATGGAAACGTGCCAGATGAAGCGCCACCGCCAGCACCTTGAACCTCTACAATCGTTCCGGACGCATTTTTAATAAACAACTTTTCATCAGCAGTATTAATAGCTAACTCGCCATCTGCTAATGATGCTGGAACTTGCCCAGCTGTTGAGTTGCGTTTAAGTTTGATTGTATTGGGCATTAGTACGTTCCGCCATCAATGGTTGATGTGGCTGTTAATTTAGCGTCTAATTCAGTAATGAGGTTTAAACCCTCAGCGTGGTTTTCAAATGCTGAAATAATCTCAGTTACAGTATCAATAACCGAATCACCATCGGCAGTAGTCATTGTTGTGTACCAAGAATACGCACTATCATAGTTGGTTTTTAGCGCAGCTGTGAAGTTAGTATCTGTGTGAACATAACTCGCATCACTAACAATATTGGCATCATAGGCTTGTACTGATGAGCCGATATCTGTATCAACTACAACATTACTACCGCCATTTTGTAGCGTGCCAGTAAAATTAGCTGTTGTATCATCATATTTAGCAGTGTCAGCATCGTATGCTTGCACTGTTGTGCCAATAACACCGCCAATATTAGCAACATTTGAGCCGCTCGTTCCAATGAATAGATTGTTGCTATTCTCTGAATACGCTAACTCACCCTCAGCTAATGAGGTTGGTGTTGCTGTGCTTGTACTTCTTTTTATCTTAATTGTATTTGCCATTTCGTTCTCCGTTTAAAAATATCCGCCATTCATATTGATACTTTCTAACGTATCAACCCATTCTGTATCGTAATCTGTACCACTTTTCTTTGTTAAAACCATATTAGAGGCTCCACCAGATGGCACGCCTACACCATCAATACCCTTAATGCCAACATCCGAAACATTAACATTAACGGCGGTATCACTTAATGCGATATTGTTTGCGGTTTCTACAATCGATATATTCATTTAATCACCGCCCTTGTAAAGATTGCGTTGCCTCGCAAAATTGAATACTCAATTGTGCCATTAACAATTTCAATTTGATAAAATGCCGTTTCATCGCCAATAAGTGCCGTAGCTGAGGCGGGGATTGATACGTTTAATTCATTTCCATTTTGAGCGGTTATATAACTTGAGCAATCAATCACAAGCGTGCTATCTTTATCACGTATTTGCATATCGGGAGTGTACCCCGTCAATGAATAATCCGTACCATCGTCATTAGTGATGGTTAGCGTTATATCAAATTGAGAACCACTCTCAATGTTTATATTATGGTGTCCAGATTTCATATATATCCTTAAATTAAATAATTGCCCGATGTATCTTTGTAGTGAGTTTCGCAATATTCTCTGGTGGTAATCTTAATCAAACCAGATTGATCAGCTTCTGTTGATAAAATTAAAAATTTGCGATTTCTGTCAAGTAGATCTGATTCAATCGTGATCACGTCACCCACCTCTAAATGTGCATTTTTAACCGTGGTGGCAAAAGACAATGCCAGTGGCGTTTGCTTAACCCTATTGCCGCTTGCATCTTCTGAGTAGCGCATGGAATTTAGCGTAATTTCTGCTAGTTTTTCCGCTTGAGTTGTATTGGTACAGCCTTTAATATCTAAGATTCTTTCAATGGTTTTTCCATCCCACGATTGCAATGTTGCATCCTCCTTAACCACTTGTGCAGATAGCCATTCATCAGCTGGATTAACGTATTTAAGAATAATTTTATTAGCAATATCACCATTGCCACGCATTGATATAGACAAAGAATTATTGATAAAATCATCCTTATTAAGAGTTGCTACGTTTGTTTGTGACTTAGTATCAACTTTTAGCTTCCACTTATCTCCAGAATGAACAATTTGACCTCTACAAGTTGATAAAACATCATTAATAATAGACTGAATATTGGCTTGTTGAAGTAGAACTATATTACAAGTCCACCCATTCGCAATACAATCTTGTTGTGCTTGATAAAATGAAGCGGTATCAATATCAGCATCATCAACAGATAAAGCACTAACCAATAAATCCATCACAATATTTGATGGGTTGTTTGAATATCCGACTGTTGAACTAATAGTAGTTGAGTTGGTCATTGACCGAATACTTTTACCTTTAATTTCAACAAGAATATTATCTAGCTGTGTGTTTTTGTTTTCACTGCCATCATAGACTTGATGAACTAATAAATAAGCGCTCTTGGCTGGTATGCTAATACTATCAAGACCAAGTGTTGACCCTAATGATAATGAAAAAACATCGTCTGTTACCCAAGAAGCGCTAGTAATATTTAATGCTGATGATGTATAGTCCCATTTTAAATGAACGTACTCCTCAGTATGTTTAGTGTTGTTAATGCTTAGACTTCCGTTATCGCCAGACCAAACATTAACCATTGTGTCAATTGAATGTCCAGCAAACACAATTACTGACCAATAATCGCGATTATAGCCTGTAGCAGAATTATCACCATTAACAGCACTATTTGTTGTTTGATAAATAATATTGCCAGCTAATTTGTTTTGTCCATAAATTATGGGAACCGGATTAGTGTTTGATTTTTGTGTCTGTAATTTAACACCAGAATATGAATCAATACCGCCAATATCTCCAATTTCTGGTGCTAGTGCCGATCCCAAAAGTGACATGCCAACAAGCGACATTGCGCCGCCATAAGTAAGTGTACCAATACCAACAAACGCACCAAGTCCTGCCATATTACCGAACAAACCATATCCAGTAGCAATTAAGGCCACACCAACAATTGTTTTGAGTGTTTTACTGCCCACTATTGACCCTCATTATTAAACAATCCTTATTTAATTTCTTATGCTCTATGTCTTTTGAATCTTCGTTATAAACCCAATAAGTAAATTGATTAATGGCAACACCAACTGATGTGCGTGTTAGCACTATATCGTCTTTTTTAGCCGTCTTTACTTTTTCACAAAAACTTCTAAAAAAGCAAATATGATCCTTGCGACTTAAAAATTTTTTCTGGTCTTTAATGAAAATATCCATGTCGGCAACCGTCCAGCCATTCCACTCATGCGGAATGATAAAGCGCTCATTTAAATAATAATAAACAGTAGTGAAGCAATTATTAATCATGTGAAGTCCTGCCTACCCCAGTAAACTGTTTCAGTAATAGCATCTACAATTGCTGTAAATTCATTTTGATCGTACGTTCTTGTTGGATATGGCTTCGCCCAATGCACAAACTTAGTTGTTAGCGATCCAGTTAAGGCTTGTTCTGTCGCACTAAATGTATCAATTACACCCTCAAACAATATGTAAGTGTCTTTTGTGAATGTGCTTATGTCAATTTTTGGATAAGTGCTTGATCCGCCGCCATGGGTTAAACCATAGTCGTATGTTTCACCATTAATAACTTCAGATGGCGGCGTATAAATAACGCGAGTAATTTTAGCTTTATTATTGCGCCATTCTGACGCTAAAGCCTCAGTTGATAGTGCGCCATTAATATTGTCAATACTTACACTAATAGAGTCTGATGTCATTGTAAAGTCCTCACTCAAGCCATCAAATGATATACTCAGCGGCGTGTATTCATTAATTCCGTCAGTTACAAATACATCGTGATCAGTAAAGTATAGAATCTCGCCCGATCCACCCGCGATACCGTCCAAATTCTTATCCATGTGAAACTCAAATAAATTTAGCATGGCAAACTGATCATTAGAGCGCACATTATTGGTGATTGTTTTACTCATAACACCTCCACTATATCTGCCTGGCAAGCATATAAACCATCAAGACGTTTATCGTATTTGAAACTGTCTTGCATAAATATGGCCTCGGTTTTGCTTGTTGTGCCGTGACCCAGTTCTGGCATGCCAAAAGCGCTCATAATGCCGCCGCGTTTGCGATAAAACATCAACAATTCTAAAAAATCAGCTTGTTCCAGTAACCAAGACAGTTGCCATTTTTTACGCAAGGTTTTATCCTTGATATGGCGCACTGATTGACCAATATTAGAAAAAATAGAATTATTAATATATTCATATCTAACATGATATGGCACCGCATTTAATGTTGTAAATGATGTGTCTGTTGATATTACTGGGGTATAGCTATTGGATTGGGTAAATATAGATTGATACTCTGGAAAATCAAAAAATACCGAGGTAATAAATTTAATTGTGCCAATGTATTTAGTGTTGACACCAATGCTAAACTCAAACTCTTGAAACGCCCAAACATTAGATGAATCGACTAATTGATCATCACGCCAATCGATATCACTACCGGCTTTTAAAATAAAAGTTTGTGCGTAGTTGTTTTCATATTTATCGCGCAAGGTTTCAAAGCGAGATTGTGTCACATTGTTATAAGTGATAGTCATTTCAAGCGCACCCATAGACCCCCCGACAATACGCTGAGATTTTCCAGAATCAAAAGTTAGCGCACTACCCTGCTTGTGCCATTCTTCTATCTGAATATGGCTATGATCTGTTAGCACGTCACTGGTGATGTCTATTAATGCCATTAGATTGTTTGTTTTATTGTTCTTCTGACAGAACCATTGCCAGTTAGTGAGGCATTAATAATGCCTTCAATTGTGCTGCGATTACCCACCAAATAATTATTAAATGATGCTGCATCAATGGCCTGCACATTAAAATTAATCTCGGCATTTATTTGTTTTACTTCACCAGTAGAGGTGTTTAGTTGATGATTTGGGATTATTGTGCCAGCGGTATCGGGTACAAATAACTCTGCACCACGCTCACCAACGATTGACGGCCTACCAACTGGCGGACGGCCACCACTAGCAAATCCCATTATATTAAATAGTGGCTGCGTGATACTTCTTTGAACCTGCATCCTAATTAAATCACTTAAAATTGATCTTGCTAAAGATTTAAAATCAGTTTTGATACCCATCATCATATTAACAATGGCATCCTCAGTATATTTCATGGTTTTAGCAGTGATTGAAGCAATATCTAATGAGCCTTTTTTAACGGTTTCTTTATAATCCTCAAAGCCGGCTTTCATCTTATCCCAAATGGTTTTTTTAGTTGTTTTTTTATCACCATCACCGCCACCATCACCATCACCGCCTAAACCACCAACAGCATTTTTTGCTTGTTTTATTGCTCTAATATATTCAAAAATACTTGATCTTTGTTCTGAAAAGTCAACCGGCTTTATACTTTCAAATGTTTTTGCTATTTTTAATTCTTGTTGCAATTGTGTTAATTTTTCACCCTTGCCGGCCTCCATCCATTTAGATGCCTCACGAGCATAAGACTCGCCAATTAAGTCTTTAATCCTTGTGTATTCTTTGTTTAAAACCTCTATTTCAGAAGTTAATTCTGATACCGTGCTTGAAAATGGATTTAAATCTCTTATCATTGATAGTGTTGATACAAATGAATTGGCCATAAATTCAATTGCACCGATGATTTTATCAACCGCAACTAAAACTTGAACAGCCATTTGTTTAGCTACCGCACCAATGCCACCGGCTTTGTCAATTTTCATCTGTACCCATTCACGCATTGAGTCGGTAATTGATTTAATAGCAGGCGCAAGTTTTGCCACCGCTTGATGAAATGCTGAGGTGAGATAACTACCAAAACGCGTAAAGGCATCATTGGCTTTTTCAACACCTTGTGCGGTTTCAGCACTCATAACCAAGCCGAGTTTATCGGCTTCCATCATCGCCTCACGCATGGCCACCGATCCACCCTCTAGCACGTTGATCATCTTGCCACCGCGTGCGCCAAAAAGTTTGTAAGCTAGATCGGCTTTTTCGGTTTTATTGGTCAGTCCGGAGGTTACATCGGCAACGTCTG